GTATGGCAGAAGCAATTCCGATTTACAATAAAATTAAAGAAAAACACCAGTGTTATTTGTCAAGAGTGCCTGTGGACGACTTTGATAATGATAAAATAGGAGCACGACTGTTTGGTATTGGACACGAAAATCAAATTATATGTAATGCTCACTTCGCTGAAGTGGGAACATATTTTAGATTTTGGGTAACAACAAAAGTACCAACATCGTATGCAGATTATCGTTTAGCAATAATGACGAGTAAAGATCCCGTAAGAGATATCGCGTTTGCACGCATACTAACAGTGCAAGAGGTTAAATTACGATTTACAAAACTCTTTAGATTGAAAAACGATAATTCGAATTTCCCATCATTAACACCACATTTGTACACCAGAGAAAAATGGGAGCAGATAACAACACATTGTAATGTTTTAGTTAATGTTCCAATGAGCAATTTAGATGTACCAGCCAAAGCAACAGCAAACGGCAGGGCGCAACTATCCGTTCGTAATGCAGGAGTGCAAGAACTGAACTATTTAGTAGTTTCAGAGCTCACAGTAGATGTGGGAGTAGCTGTACCAGGGTGTTGTGGAGGAATAGTGATGTGTACATCAGATCGATGGGAAAATAGAATGTTAGGATTCCATTCAGCAGCTAGTAATTCATACTGGTATGCGACGATACTAGTCAAAGAAGATCTTGAGATAGTGAAAATGTGCGATGAAGATAATTGGGCTAAATTGATAGTTCCAGGACAGCCTCTTGACTTACCACCAGGTGATGAGAGAGATTTCGTTGGTCGATATCGAGGCACTTCGCTACCAGTCTCGAAAACGACGTTAAGTCATTGGCATAAAAGCCCTTGGTTTGATCAATTTGAGGAACAACTACAACCTTCCCCGTTATCACCTAATGATTCAAGAATTGAGGTTGACCTACCAGTTAACCAAGAAGGACGAAAATCATTATTGATAGCACAGAATGAAAAAATGTGTCGAGAGTTGCCTAACATGAAGTTGGAAAAGTTACGTATCATTGAAGATCAAATGATAACGGAATTAACTTGTAAATTACGAGGAAAAGTACGTCAAGTGCCTACTAATTTAGACGAAGCAATTTATGCAGGTCTAAATGGAGCACGAGACAATATTTTTGTGACCGGTTTACGAGTTAATAAAGCAGCAGGATTACCTTGGAGTAATTTAGTTAATGGATCATTGAAATCTGATTATTTAACTTGTGATCCTGCAACTGGGGAAGTGACGTTCAACAGTGTAAAAGGAAAGATCTTGCGTGAGCGAGTCGTAGAGAAACTAATGAAAGGAAAAGCTGGAGTGCGAGTGATATCTTTAAGTAACAGCAAAATTAAAGATGCGCCAATAAAGATTAGTGCAGTGAAGGCAGGAAAAGTTAGAGTT